AGTCTGAACTTTTTTTCGTTTAGCCCTGTACAACTACCCGCAAATGGTGTATAATAGATCCATCAACAGTCAAAAAGGAGTTTGAATGGCTAAGAAAAAAGTAGATGTAGTTACTATGGTAGACGGTGTAAAGTTTACACAATGCGCTTATCGTGGTCCACGTAAGAATGAAGCAACATTTGACATTAACAAGTCTAAGTACACAGTATGGGTTCAGACAGTGAGCAAATACACTCGTGGTACTAACGGCGTTTTGGGGACAGTTGATCGTGGGTAAAATGGCTGAAATGCAACTAGAGGTTGCTGAATACATTCGTGCTGGATATTGGCCTACTGATATCGAGAAACTTACAGGTTATCCAATTGAGATGATCCTTGAAGTAGAAACTCAATGTTACGCATTAACTAATCAACTTTTGACGGAGAACAACAATGACTAAACGTACAAGCAATGCATATGTGTTTACAGCAGACGTAAACTCAGTGACTGATATGCATGCAATTGAGATTGTCCGCAAGACTGTTGCTACTTCAAATCGTATCTCTCGTCTTCACTATCAAAACAAATTGAAGTGGAATCCTACAGCCGCAGATCTTGTTGCTCCTAAACAACACCGTGTTGTATTGAAGCCACGTCTTGGTAAAAACAATCCAGCGTATGCTACTAAATACAAGAACCAATGGATTAAGTCTATTAAGATGGAAGACGCAACTCGTATTGACGTCTATGTTCACGCCAAATAAATTATAATGATGATCTACATTAAACCTAGTCCACTTCTCACTACAGAAAAGCGTGAGATTTTGTATAATGCTGCTAGTGTTATTTTGAATGAATTGATGGGTCGTAAACAAAGTCGAGTTACGATCAATATTGCAGTCAAAGGAAAAGGTCTTGGTAAAGATGTAGATGGTTATTGCCTTTGCACTGAAGAATATGACAATGGTAAACCAAAGGAAATTGATATAGACATTCGTGGTGATAAAGGAATGGATTTTGCCATTAAGTGTCTAGCTCATGAATTGGTCCATGTCTGGCAAATGTGTACTGGTAGAATTGATGAACGAGCGTACCATAAGACAAAAGACCATTATAACTCCTCTTGGGAACGAGAGGCTAGGGAATTAGAGGAACCACTCTACAACCTCTATCTAAAAAATAGTTAAAACGGGGCAGCATTAGCTGCCCTTAGTTTTTTATAAATAGCAGTATAGTTTAATGGAATAAAAATGGCAGCTCAACAAGGATTCGTATACGAGGAAAATGCAACCAAGTTTCTTAAGAAATTTGGATTATCTGACGGCGTGACGGCAGGCGCATCACACACTCGACCAGATTTAATGCTTACGGTAAGAGGTAAAGAGGCAGGTTGCGAACTAAAGATATCACCTACAGCAGGTGGAAGTTTAGTGATTAAAGCATATGCAAACTCTACACCTCACTGGAAATTTGGTGACATCGATCATGACGAAACCGAGAAACAATTCCTTGCTGATTTAGCAAAGTCTGCTGGTGTACTAACTGAAATCAATAGAAAATGGGATACGCCAATCTATAACGTTTCAGATAGAACAAAAGACTGGGAACGCCAGATGTTAAAGATTCCATTGCGTGAACGTTATGACACTGACCTAAAGACTTGTCCAGACATTAAGATGCAACTGCCAGCAGATGCAATGACTAAGTATTATAACCTCAAGAATACATACTACATTAACGTTGGTACACATGGTTTCTATTTGCTCGGCAATAAAGACCCATTAGGTTTAAACGAAAGAATGAAAAAAGCTGGTCTTCCATTAGTACCAAAGTTTGAAGATTCATGCAGAATCACAGCTCGTGTAAGATGCCAATCAAAGGGTATTACTAAAGCTGATGCTGCTGAAAAATCAAATGGACGAATTGGTGCACAAGGTTATCAGTTTACATTTACTATCGAATTTGCGTTACCTAAAAATACAACACCATACAACATTGCACCAATCAATGGTACAACTGTTAACATCATGGAAAACAGCGCAAACTACAAATGTTTATTGTAAGAACAAAATGAAATCATTTAAGAACTATCTAACCGAAGAAAAGAATACGCACATGACTCACCTTGAGGATTTAGTCCTTGATGGTGGAGTGAATGGTGCACGTCAGGCAATTAATGCTCTTCAATCATTAAGAGATATGTTGGCTGGACATCAAGCAACAGAATCAAAAGTAGGACTTACAGTCAAGTGGGATGGTGCACCAGCAGTGTTTGCTGGAATCGATCCACAAGATGGTAAGTTCTTTGTCGCTAAGAAGGGTATCTTTAATAAGAACCCAAAGGTGTATAAGTCTCATGCTGATATTGAAGCAGATACACAAGGCGACCTTCAAAAGAAACTCATCATTGCATTTGACAACTTAAAGTTGTTGGGCATTAAAGGTGTAGTGCAGGGCGATATCATGTTCACTCAAGACGATTTAAAGAGTGAAACCATTGAAGGTGAGGAGTATATTACATTCCATCCAAACACCATCGTTTATGCTGTACCAAAAGATGAGGCTAGTGCTTTGCTAAATGCAAACATTGGTGTAGTCTTCCATACAACATACGAAGGTAAATCATTCGAAGAAATGAGAGCATCCTATGGCGTCAACATTGAAGTATTCAAGAAAACCACAAAGGTCTGGGCTGTATCAGCTGGAGTTTCAGACGTCGGCGGCAGAGCAAGTCTCACCGCGAGTGAGACGAAGCACGTCACGAAGATATTATCCGATGCAGGTAAAGTATTCCAGTCTATTGGAAGAGGAGTATTCAATCTTGTCTCTTCAGATTCAGAACTTAATACCATTGTCAACACCTACAACAACACTTACATCCGACGAGCTGAGCGAATGGGAAGTGGACGAGAACATGCTCGAGGACTATTAAAGTTTATCCATGATAAGTACCAAAAGGATATGGATAAACTTAAGACTGACAAGTCTAAGAATGCTAAAGCTGAGAAGCGTCAACAGGTGTTAAACAACCTTGATGCTCATATTGACGACCTAGCAAAAATGTTTGAATTGCAAAAACATATCGTTGCTGCAAAAGAGATTATTATAAATAAGCTAAACCAGATCAATACTACCAAAACATTTGTAAAAACCAAGAATGGTTTTAAGGTTACAGGTGCAGAGGGATTTGTTGCAATTGATAGGATTGGCGGAGGGGCTGTTAAACTGGTTGACCGTCTCGAGTTCTCTACGAACAACTTCAATCCAGATATTATCAAAGGTTGGGATAGTCCTGGCCGCGGTTAATGGGAAAACACATGTTAAATTTTAAAGAATACTCGCAAGAGTTAGATGCAGTCGCGAGTACAATCGAACTTACGACAGAAGAACTACAACAGATTGATGAAGTCTTAGATACCGCAGGGCGTCTAAAAAGAAAAGCTTCATTCATTCGCCGTAAAGCCAGAGTCTCTCTAGCACGCAAAATGCAGGCCAAGCGCCTCGCTTCATCAGACCGAATCAAAGGTCGCGCAAAGACAAGAGCTAAATCCCTCTTAGTCAAACGACTATATCAAGGTCGTTCTATTTCCCAAATTCCAATTTCTCAACGTGCTCAAGTTAGCAAAAGACTTGAACGTATGAAAGGTGCTGTTAAGCGCATCTCTACTAAGTTGATTCGTCGTGTTAAGCAAGATGATATTGCTCGTAAAACAGGACATCGTAGTGGTCGTTCATCTTCGGCTGGAGCGCTATAATTGAAACACTTTAAAGAGTATTTGAAAGAGGCAACCGGCCACGTAACATTTACGTTTGGTCGTTTCAATCCTCCAACAGTTGGTCATGAAAAACTTATTGAAAAAGTGCATTCAATTTCCAAAGGTACATATCGTATCTACGCATCTCAATCACACGATGCTAAGAAGAATCCATTAGACTATACAACTAAAATTAAATTCATGCGCAAGATGTTCCCACGTCATGCGCGTAATATCATTGCCGATGTAAAAATCAAGACAGCGTTTGATGCTCTTGATTCTCTATATGCTCAAGGTTACAGATCTGTGACTTTTGTCGTTGGCTCTGACCGTGTTGAAGAGTTTGATAAGACTCTCAATAAGTACAACGGAGAGAAACGTGCAACAGGATTCTACAATTTTGAGGGCGGCGTACAGGTTGTCTCTGCTGGTGAGCGTGACCCGGACGCTGAAGACGTTAGTGGTATGTCTGCAAGCAAAATGCGAGCAGCAGCCGGAGATAACAACTTTGAGTTGTTTGCAAAAGGCTTACCAAGCGGATTTAAAGAAGCGCAAAAACTTTTTAATGCAGTGCGAGCAGGAATGGGTCTCAAAGAATCATATAACTTTAGACAACACATCCAATTGCCAACACTCAGCAAAGAACGAGAAGCTTACGTGAATGGTGATCTATTCAAAGTAGGTGACGTAATTGAAGTAAAAGAATCAAAAGAACTTGGACAAATCCAACGCCTTGGTTCTAACTATGTGATTATTGAAACTTACAATGGTATGAAACAACGTAAGTGGTTAAAAGACGTGATTAAAGTCGAGGAAGCTGTTATCAACGAGATGTTGAATAAGACTAACTGGGCTGAGTATACATCAATAAATAAAAAATCTATTAAGCCATTTAAGGCTTAACCAACATCTAATGGGAAATTAAAATGAGCGAAAGAATCCTTAAACTCTTAAGTCAAGAAACTGCATTGACTACAGCAGCAGAGACGTTCAATGGTGCACAACTATTGCGTATTAGAAATTCACATGCAACAAATGCAATGTCTATTTTAGTAAAACAGAATGGTACTACTACAGGTTCTATCAGTTTATATGCAGGTGAAGTTATTTACGTACGTAAGAAAGCAGCAGAGACTATTGAATCTTCTGCAAGTGATACATCAGTTAGAGCTGTTGTAATTGCTTTTGGAGACTAATATGGCAACGCTTAAAGCATTCATGGAACTACATCAGATTGTTTCTGCTGATTTTAAAATCAGCCCAAAGTCTGGTCGTAAAGTTCGCACTCAGACAAAGAACGTCAAAGATGAAGATGATCTGAAGAACGAAGAAGTGCAAGCAGTCGAAGAAGGTCTAGGTCGTGGTCGTGAAGATGATGAGTACCATGTTCCAGATCCAGTAAGACAACCACAACATAAAATCCACGTTGAGATTACTCCAAAGGATTCTACTGTTAAGCAAAAGCGTACAGCTACCGTATCAACACACCACGGCCGTGAACATGCAGTTAAGACTGCTCTTGCTCACTATAAGAAGCAAGGTGCTACAGTTCATAGCCATCAATATGGCGGTGTCCATGAAAGTGCTGAAGAAGAATATACTCGTTTGATCTATGAAACAACAGATCAAGGCGAATTGCGAATTTTGATGTTAGCTCGTCTAGGCCTAGTTGATAAGTCTGATGTAAGTAAATTAAAACTTGCTATAGATACACTAAAGGCTGATAAGCCGTTATCTGTTCAGCAAAGAACATTGCTATTAGGTGTATTCACTACTCTCACAGAATTAGTTACTGGCGATGATCAAGTGTTTAACAGATTAAAGACTAAAGTTCAAAAAGAATCAACATCAATTCAACGTCTCGTTGATCTTGCAGTTAAGAAGAGTCAGTGAGATGGAAACTGAAAGAATAGCTAAATTGGAAATCCAAGTCGAAGGCATTAAAGAGGACGTTAAAGACCTTAAAGCTGACGTGAAGGAAGTTCATTCACGCATCACAACTGGCAATCGCGAGATCATTGATAAGATCGAAGCGATGGACCAGCGTTTAGACGCCAAGCTAAATAAATCTGCTGAGGCTGCTAAGCAACAACATAATGAAATCCAAATTGAAATCCAAAAAGACATTAAAGATATTGGCACTCGTGTGGATATCCTTGAAAGATGGCGTTGGATGATCGCTGGCGGTGCAATCGTATTGGGATATCTCGTTGGTCACGCAGATATCGTTACTAAATTTTTAGGTTAAGGAAATCAAAATGACTACATGGGGAATTTTTAAAACAGACAGCATCTCTGATAGTTACACTAAACTAAAGACAGAAGGTTGGGATGATATGCTCAAGTCCGTTAAGGACAAGAATGCAACTCAGCCTAATGGTGGCTCTGGTAAGAAGCAAGGTTCACGTTATGGCGGCGGCAAACAAAAAGACGACGAAGCTCAAGAACGTAAAGCTAAAAAGAATGAATCTATTGAAGACTCATTAGAACTTCTTGATGATGGCACATATTATGATGGTTCAGACATGTTTGGTGAAGCTAAAGAACGTACTAGTTCTTCATTCCAATTCACACATAAACCAGGTGATGCTGAATCAGAAAAGAAACTATCAGATCTTAAAGCTCAACATAAGGGTACTAATAAGCGTGTTGTTTTACAAGGTCGTCTTGGTAAGGACAATCCTAATGCTCATAAGTATTCTAAAGAAAAGTTTGGTAAAGCTGGTAGCGCTTCTTCAGGTGCACATACACACCAACGTATTAAGAAAGCAGATGCTGCACACCATGACGTATACGTATACGACAAAGCAGATACACAATATGATTCAGATCTAACGATCAATGAAGCTATTAACTCTGATGATTATCATGCTACATCAGAACCATCTAAGTTTGGTGGACATCGCCCTGTTGTAAAGCATAAGACTAAGGGTACTACCATGTACGCTGGTCAATATAAATATGATACACCAGAGAAAGCAAAAGAAGGTGCTCACGCATATCTAAGTGCTTACGCTGAAAAAGGTGATCAACACGCTAGCCGTGCAGCTGCTGCACATCACAAAGCTAATGGTGTTAAGGAATCAACGGTTGCTGATGATTCAGCAATCTTAGATGAAGAGAAGCAAGGCGACATCGTTAAGATGGGCGCTAAAGAAATTAAACATGCAAACATGAAGGATAAACAAGATGATGCAGAAATTATGGAACCTCATTCTGAAGGTGAAGCAAACTTTATTGACAAGCATTCAATCGAAGTCACAGACGACGTCACAGCCGATAAGCAAGACGGTGGAGCCGGTAAGCTTGGAAAAGCCACAGCGCCAAAAGGCCAAGGCGCCGGTAAGTACGACGGTAAAGGCAAAACCGGCGTCAAAGAAGGCACCAGCGAAGAAGGCACCGTTGAAGAAGCCTGCAGTAAAGAAGGCTCCCGCAAAAAGACCTTCAGCAGCTTCAAAGCAAAAGTAAGCAAATAAGCTTCATGTGACTTGAGTAAATAACAGAGGGGATAGTCCCTCTGTTATGTTTTGTTAGGACATCATGAAAAGTTTTGAAGAACTGAATAGTAAGAATTTTATGCTCTTTGCAGCAAAGAGTTATAATAACCCACAGTGTATGACTGAAGAAGAATTCCAAGAAGATCTTCAGAGGTTCAAATACTTGAAGAGGTTATTTAATCGTTATGAGACAACTGGTGAATTGACTGAACGCTTAATCCTTAATCATTTGGTAGTACTATACAATGTGTTTGGTATTAAGGAAGCGAATCATATGATGTTTTATAAGATAGAAGAAAAGAATTGGTCAGTGTTAAAGACATTCCTTGTCTACTTAAACTACCTACCAGAAGAACAATATGTTGAAGTACCTCTAGACCAAAAGGTTGTAGAAGTGCTAAGGAAAATTTAATGGCGATATTACAACGAGCAGTAGATGTCTACTATACGTTTAGATTCCTACGCCAATTGGTTACACCATGGAATGAAACTAAAGCATTCAAACTTGGTTTAATCGATGCAGATGGAAAGGTGCTACGTAAAGCAACGACACCTGATGAGAAAGATGCTTATACACTATTCTTCCGTTTAGTCTATAACATCAAGCGATTACTTAATAAAGTACCTCTTGGTTCAACCAAACTTGCATCATACGCTGCAGCTCTTTGGTTAATTAAAGAGAATACTAAAATGTCAGAAGAAGCTATTATTGAAGGCTTCAATGCATACCTTGAACAACAAGGTGTTGTGTTAGATAATACATTATCGGAATCGAAAACTTGGATGACTAAAGGTGAGAACCTACTTCCAGGAAAATACAAGTTAGCAGAACATGTAGTGTCTCCTATTACTGGAGAACTTGTGGCATTCAAAGGTTCATTGATTATGGTCAATGAAGCAAGTGCACCACCACAAGGCAAGTTTAATGATGTGAATATTTACTCTGTCTACCACCCATCTACAAAACAAAAAATATACATAACAGTAGAGGACATCTATAGATGATTACGTTTAAAGAACTAGAAGAACAATTGGACGAAGCCCATAAAGTTGGCGACAAAGTTCTTATTCATAAAGGCCCTGCTGATGTAAAGGGTAAAGAAGGACACGTTAGTGAAATCCGTAAGGGTTTATACAAAGGTGCACCTAAGACTTACACTGTTGATTATGATCACCATGAAACCACTGGTGCTCGTAAGTCTATTCAGTTGAAGCCTACTCACTTCAAAGCTGTTAAAGAAGATTTAGACGAAGCAGTAGGTCACACTATTGAAGCACATGGTATCAAAGGTACTAAGGGTACTCCTTGGCGTAAAACATTTAAGAGTCACGAGCATCTACATGCTTGGGCTGATAAGAATGACAGCGTTACAATTCATGCTACTCGTGAACTTGAAGGCGCAAAGAAAAAGACTAATGAAGAGACAGATGCTTCAAATAAACGCGAAAAAGCAATGGCTGACTTTGATAAAGAATCAAGAGCAGCATATTGGAAAAAACATGTTGAACTGAAAAAGAAAGATCCTAGAGTATCTAAACCTGTTAAAGAAGAAGCATTAGACGAAGTCAAAATGACTGCTGCTATGAAACTTCAACAAGCATTCCAACGTGAACAAGAGAAAACTGCTCGTGAACGTAAAGCCGGTGAAGATCTTCTAAAGAAGAATGAGCCAAAGAAGACTAATGAAGAAGTTATGTCTGAAGGTGCTTATGAGAAATCAGAAGAGAATAAGAAGTCTGCTGATGCTGCTAAGAAGCAAGGTGATATGTTTGCACATCACATGCACATGGCTGATCATCACGATAACTTAGCACAATGGCATGGTGAAAAAGGTCGTCATGGTGAAGCTGATCGTCATGCTGAAAAGTCTGAAAAGCATCATGATGAAGCTATGAAATTAAAAGAAGAAGTCGCTGTTAACAACGTTGGTGATGGTAAAATTGCTGGTACACAAGGTGATGCTGGTAAGAAGTCTGTTGTAACTAAAATGTTAAAGCGTAAAGAACTCAAGAACTTCAAAGAGTTCACTGAATCATGTGATTGCTGGACAGGCTATAAACGTGTTCCAGGAACTAAACCTTGTGACAAGGGTTCTTGCAAGAAAGTCTAATATGTTCTTACTATCTTTTCTCCCAGATTGGTTCTTCTTTGGTCTATTACTCTTAGCTGTGGTTGGCACATTTGCTGGCACACTTCTAAGTAAAATTCCATTCATTGCCACCTACTCAACACCAATCAAATATGGTTCTATTGCAACCCTATTGTTTTCTGTTTACATGGTAGGCGGTATTGCTAATGAAGAATCATGGCAGAAAAAGATACTTGAACAACAAGTAGAGATTGCACAATTGAAAGAAAAAGAGGCTGTAGTAACCACAAAAGTTGTTACGAAGTATATAGATAAACTTACAGTCGTTAAGGAAACCAATGATGCAATCTCGAAATATGTTACTAATGAAGCTGATGCTAAGTGTCAGCTTCCTAACTCTTACAGCGTGCTCCACGACGCTGCCGCGAAAAACGAGCTTCCCGACTCCACCGGAGCTACTGATGCGAGAACCTCAGAAGTTAAACTCTCTGAAGCAACAACCGCAGTCATCGCAAACTACGGGCTCTGCCACCAAAACACTCAGCAATTGAAATCATTGCAAGAGTGGATCCGTGAACAACAGAAGCTAAACCCGTAACACAATATCCCGCTTAAAATTTTAATCACGCCTATTTACAACGAATCAGGTGTGTGATATAATATACTTTGAACTTTGGAGTTTTAAAATAAACAATGCAAAATATTAATGTAGTAAAGAGAGACGGCAACAAAGAACCGTTTGACGTGAATAAAATCCACAAAGTATTGGAGTGGGCTTGTGAGGGTATCAATGGAGTCTCAATCTCTGAGATCGAATTGAAGTCTAACATTCAGATCAACGATGGGATGCAGACCGATGACATCCATGAATTGCTGATCAAATCTGCTGCAGAACTTATTTCTGAGCATACACCAAACTATCAGTACGTTGCTGCTCGTCTTGTTAATTACAAGATTCGTAAGCAAGTCTATGGTGAATACACACCTTGGGGTTTGAATACAATCATCACTCAGAACGTTATGCGTGGAGTGTATGATGGTCAAGTCCTAGTGGAATACACAGAACAAGAAATTGATTTGCTAGATCGTTATATCAAACATGACCGTGATAACGATTTTACTTACGTAGGCATGGAGCAATTCCGTGGTAAGTACTTGGTTCAAGACCGTGTTAATAAAGTACCTTATGAAACACCACAAGTCTTGTACATGTTAATTGCTATGACACTATTCATGCGTTATCCTCGTGAGACGCGTATGAAGTACGTTAAGGATTACTACGATGCAGTTTCTCAATTTTATATCAGCTTGCCTACCCCAATCATGGCCGGCGTTCGCACTCCTACTCGCCAGTTTAGTAGCTGTGTGCTTATTGAGTCAGGTGATTCTTTGGACTCCATCAATTCGACGACGACTTCCATTGTCCGTTACATTTCTAAGAAAGCTGGCATTGGTATCGGCGCTGGTTCCATTCGTGCTCTTGGTAGTCGTATCGGTGACGGTTCAGTTGTTCACACTGGCTTAATCCCATTCCTTAAATATTTCCAAGCTGCTGTAAAATCATGTTCACAAGGTGGTGTTCGTGGTGGTGCAGCAACTGTTTATATTCCTGTTTGGCATCTTGAGTTTGAAAACCTTATCGTTCTAAAGAACAACAAAGGTACTGAAGAAACTCGTGTTCGCCACATGGATTACTGTTACCAATTCAATAAGACAATGTATGAACGTCTATTGACAGGTGGTAACATTACTCTATTCTCTCCAGATGATGTTCCTGATTTGTATGATGCATTCTATGCAGATCAAGAAAAGTTCAAAGAGTTGTATACTCAGTACGAACAACGTACTGATATTCGTAAGAAAACAATGTCAGCCTTAGAAGTCTTCTCACAGTTCTTAACAGAACGTAAAGACACAGGCCGCATTTACCTAATGAACGTTGACCATGCTAATAGTCATGGCGCATTCATACCAGAAGTTGCTCCTATTCGTATGAGTAACCTATGTACAGAAATCGACTTACCAACTCAACCACTTAAATCATCAGAGGATACCGATGGCGAAATCAGTTTGTGCACTTTGTCTGCCACCAACTACGGACTTATCAACGATCCGCGAGAATTCGAAAAGTACTGTGACCTCCAAGTCAGAGCACTCGACGCACTCCTCGACTACCAATCATACCCAGTCCCAGCAGCAGAACGATCAACCAAGAATCGCCGCCCTCTTGGCAACGGCATCATCAACCTAGCATACTTCCTTGCTAAACGTGGTTTGAAATATGATGAAAGCGCATTGCCAGTCGTTGATGAGTATACAGAAGCATGGTCATATTACTTGATCAAAGCATCAGTGAACTTAGCAAAAGAATATGGTGCATGTCCTGCATGGAAAGAAACCAAGTACTCATTAGGTCTTACACCTAACCAAACATACAAGAAAGAAGTGGACGAATTAGTACCACATCAAGAACGTATGGACTGGGAAGGTTTACGTAAAGATCTACAGACATACGGTATTCGTAATTCAACGTTGATGGCACTAATGCCAGCTGAAACATCAGCACAGATTAGTAACTCAACAAATGGTATTGAAGCACCACGAGCATTGGTATCCTTTAAGCAATCTAAAGATGGTGTCATGGCTCAAGTTGTTCCAGGTTACCATAAACTGAAGAATCAATATGATCTATTGTGGGATCAAAAATCTCCAGAAGGTTACCTAAAGATTTGTGCTGTATTGCAGAAATACATCGATCAAGGTATCTCAGTGAACACTTCTTACAACCCAGAAAATTATGAAGATCACAAAGTGCCAATGTCAGAAATGATTAAGCACCTTGTCATGTTTTATAAGTATGGTGGTAAGCAGTTATATTACTTCAATACACATGATGGTGCTGGTGAAATGCATGAGAAAGAATTCAAAGCAATTGAAGATCGCTTAGCAGAACCAGTTGATGGTGAAGAAGATTGTGAGTCATGCAAGATTTAAAAGAGTTAGCTCTTAATCGTTATGAAGTTTGTAAGGTCTGTCCTAAGAAGACAGGCCTTCTTAAGATTGAAAAGTGTAAAGCATGTGGGTGTGTTTTATTCTTAAAACTTATTGTACCCAGCGAAAAATGTCCTTTAGGAAAATGGTAAATGTCATCAGTATTTAAGTTAAAGACTCTAAGTCATTTAGAATCACCTATGTTTTTCGGTGAGTCAGTAGACATCGCTCGTTATGATTCTGTGCGTTATGCACAATTTGAAAAGATTACTGACAAGCAATTAGGCTTCTTTTGGCGTCCAGAGGAAATGGACTTATCAAAAGATAGTAAAGACTTTGCTGCTCTCAATGAGTTTGAGCAACACATTTTTACGTCTAATTTAAAGCGTCAAATTTTATTAGACTCAGTGCAAGGTAGATCCCCTAACCTTGCGTTTCTACCTATGGCATCTGTGCCTGAACTTGAGGTGATGGTGGAAACATGGGCGTTCTTTGAAACAATTCATTCACGCTCATACACTCATATCATTCGCAATATCTATGCAAACCCTAGCAAGATTTTCGATGAGATCAAAACTATTCAACCTATTCTTGATTGCGCTCATGACATCTCTGTATACTATGACGACTTTATTTCTTATAGTCGTTGGTATGAGTTACTTGGACTCGGTGAGCACACTGTCAATAATAAAACAATTACTATCGACCTTTATGAACTAAAGAAGAAGTTATTCCTTTGCTTGATGTCTGTATACATACTCGAAGGAATCCGTTTCTATGTTTCCTTTGCATGTTCATGGGCTTTTGCTGAGCTTAAGAAGATGGAAGGTAATGCTAAGGTTATTAAATTCATTGCACGAGATGAGAATACTCACCTTGCTGCAAGTACATCAATCATTAAACATCTATTGAAAGACGATCCAGACTTTGCTCGTATTCGCCAAGAAACAGAACCACAAGTGTTGGACATGTTTAAAGGTGCTATTGAACAAGAAAAAGACTGGGCTAAGTATCTTTTCAAAGATGGTTCAATGATTGGTCTTAATGAACGTCTATTAGGCGATTATGTTGAATGGATTGGCAGTCGCCGTATGAGAGCATTAAGTTATGCTTCACCATATAGTGTACCTCAATCAAATCCTTTGCCATGGACAGAGAAGTGGATTGGTGGCGGTAACGTTCAAGTTGCTCCACAAGAAACTGAAATCACAAGCTACATCACTGGTGGCGTTAAGCAAGACGTCTCAGCTGAAACGATGAAAGGACTATCACTATGATTATAGTGTATTCAAAGAACAACTGCCCGCACTGTGTAACTGCAAAGAGTTTATTAGAACAAAACTTTGTAGAATTTACAGAGATCAATATCGAAACTAACGCAGCCGGACGTGACTATCTCTTAGAGAAGGGTCTACGTTCATTACCACAAGTATTCGCTGGTGAAGAACTCATTGGCGGTGTTGATAAACTTAAAGTATGGTTAGAAATTAAAGATCAATCACTATGACAAAGAAGACTTACGAATGTAAATCATGTTCATGTGAAGCAACCATCGAATTTGATTTTGATGAAGTAGGCGAAGAGCCATTGTATTGTCCATTTTGTGGAGACACATATATAGAAGAGGAACTAGACTTGGAATATCCTCATGACAACACAATGGACGATGAATGGTAACCCCTACGAATTAGGGGAACAAACATTCAAAGAGGTGTACGGATTCGTATACTTAATCACTTGCCTCAAGACAGGCAAGTTGTACGTAGGCAAGAAACTGTTTTGGTCTCAAAAGACTAAGACAGTTAAAGGCAAAAAGAAACGTACAAAAGTAGAGTCCGATTGGAAAGACTACTACGGATCGAATAAAGTACTCGCAGAAGAAGTACAAACAAATGGTGTAGAGAATTACAAACGTGAAATCCTACATCTATGTAAGACTAAAGGTGAATGTAACTACCTTGAAGCTTATGAACAATTTACCCGCGAGTGTTTGATCGGTGATTCATACTACAATGAATGGATTATGGTAAAGGTTCATAGATCGCACATCAAGGGTTTACAGCGAGCATAAACTGTGTTATAATTAAACTATGATTATTATTGACTTCTCCCAAATCTCTATTGCTGCCTTCATGGCACAACCCGATGCTGAGTTGACTGAAGGTTTCCTTCGTCATCTAGTGTTGAACTCCATTCGCATGTACAACAAAAAGTATCGTGACGAATATGGTCAAGTTGTTATCGCTGTTGATGGTGCTAACTCTTGGCGTAAAGGTGTATTCCCACAATACAAAGCACACCGTAAAAAGAATCGTGAAGCTTCCAGCATGGACTGGGAAAAGTTCTTCGAAATTCTTAACACTGTTCGTGAAGAAATCAAGGAAAACTTCCCATATAAGTTTGTTCACATTCAAGGCGTTGAAGCCGATGACGTGATTGCTACCCTTGTCGAAGAAACTCAAGAATTCGGTAAGGCTGAACCTGTTATGATTATCTCGTCTGATAAAGACTTTATTCAATTACATAGGTTCAAAAATGTCAAACAGTTCTCACCAATCCAGAAGAAAATGGTTGCCGACGCTAACCCTAAGCTCTACTTGTTTGAGCATATTATTCGTGGCGATAAAGGTGATGGTATCCCTAACATTCTTTCTCCCGATAATGCTATTGTTGATAACATTCGACAAAGTCCAATCACTCAGAAAAAGTTAGACGCTTGGTTAGCTAATGCTGAAAAGCTTGAAGAAGTTATGGATAGCGAAACATACCGTAACTACCAACGCAACAAGCAAATCATTGACTTGTCCCTTATCCCTCAAGACATCAAGGACAACATTATAAATACTTTTGAAAGTCATGTCGTTGCTCCACGCGCTCGCATCCTTGACTACTTAATTAAGAAGCGTTGTAGACTACTTGTTGAATCTGTAAGCGAATTTTAAAATATGGCAAATGTACATAAACGAATTTTAGTATCGGAAATCCTTGATCAGGTTGCTAAGGCCGAATCAAAGAAAGATAAAATTGAAATCCTACGTAAGTATAATTCTCTTGAATTGAGAGACGTACTTAAAGGTGCATTTGACGATAGCATTCAATTCACTCTACCTAAAGGTGTACCACCTATTGATTCAGCTGAAAAGAAGAAGTATGATACAACACACTTGATTCATGAGACAAAGAAGTTTCGTTACTTTGTCAAAGGTGGTCCGGGTGATCAGATCAATCCAATCCGCAAAGAGAAAATGTTCATCGATATTCTTTATCGAATCAGTGACTCTGAGGTTGAACTTGTGTGCCACATGAAAGATAAAACTCTTGATGGTGTCTACAAAGGTTTAACTAAAAAGTTAGTCGCTGAGGCATTCCCAGGATTACTTTCTAGATAAATAAACTTATGATTAAAGATCTTAATCCAATCGCTATTTAAAACCAAAAGCTCGGTCAATGATGATCGGGCTTTTTTCGCTTTCAGGAGGTTCACTTTACTTTTTACTCTACATTATGTTCTGTTAATATGTACAACATTTCTCAAGGAGAACGCATGGTTCCTTACCAATTAGACAAACTAAAAAAAGATTCCAAGGAGCTCGATCATTGTATAGCAAGAATGAACAAGGAAGGACGAAGCGATCGTGCTAGTCAACTTCGAATGAAGAAAGCGCATATCGATTCGTACATCGAAAAAATGACAGAGTCAAAGTATAAGTACCACTGAAAGTAGGTGATCAATATCTCGGCACAGGACCCATCGCGGGTCCTGTGTTCGTTTCTAATACCCGACTAATTTAGTCAACTATTAGTGTACATCCTGCATGACATGTGGTATAATACTACTATGGCACTAATTTATACCAAACAAACTACCAAACGTAAGTCTAAAAAGCCTGATGCTAAAGCCCGCGAGCTTGCAGCATCATGGGAAGCTATGATGAAGAAGTACGAGCCATCTAAACCGCTTCGCGTGTCTGGATGCACTGATTTGTCAAGCAGCTATAGGTTATCCATTCCAGAGGGTCGAGACACTAAAAAGTACAAGTCTCTGAATAGTGGTCACCACGATACCGCTTTGAAGCCCTCAAAGGCCTATACAGGCACTAAAATGATCGGTATTGGTACCCTACACAAGAGCAACGCAGTTCCTGTGTTTAGCACTGAAGAAGCAGGTGAGATGGCTCGTATGAGACGAGGATAAGTAGTACTTTAGGTTACAGTTTAATAGTATACTAAATTAGTCAACTAATGGTGTACAAAGCTCGCAATCTATGGTATAATAATCTCATAAACAAAAAGGATAGTAGATGTATCGTTACCTTCTGGTTCAAACTAATGGCGATGTTCAAGTTTTCTTCGTAAAAGCTTGTGCTGAATTGTTTAAACAAATCAAAGGTGGCGGTATTGTCAAGGAAGTTTACGTAGGACCTGAAAAATGATTTATGACATTCTAGAAGAATTGGCAAGCGATAACTCTCGTTTGTTCAAACAAGCTTTGCTTGAGAAGCACAAGGATAATGAGGTTCTTAAAGAAGTCTTTCGACTTGCTTACGATCCATTCACTCAGTTCTACATTCGTAAGATTCCTGCATACACACGTAACACAGGTAAGATGGATGGTCAATTGACTCTTCAACTTGCTATGCCACAGTTGGGTATGCTAAGCACTCGTCAAGTTACAGGTAACGCTGGCATTGACTTCCTTGCTGATCTGTTGTCTCGTCTTGAACCTAAAGATGCTCAAGTGTTTGAGCGTATCATTGGTAAAGATTTGAAGGTTGGTTGCTCTGCATCGACTGCAAACAAAGTGTGGCCATATTTGATTGCTGAGTATCCATGCATGTTGTGTTCTCAGTTCGATCAAAAGATTGTTGATAAACTTAAGTTCCCAGCAATGGTACAACTTAAGATGGACGGCATGCGTTTCAATGCTATCGTAAAAGATGGTGCAGTTGCATTCCGTTCTCGTAATGGTAAGGAAATCAACTTGCTTGGTAACCTTGAACAAGAATTCATTGAGATGTCACGTGGACAAAACGTTGTGTTTGATGGTGAACTTGTTGTAAGCGATAAAGGTTTATTGCTTGATCGTCAGACCGGTAATGGCATTCTTAACAAAGCAGTTAAAGGTACCATTAGCGATTTAGAAGCTCATAAAGTACATGCAACTATTTGGGATATCGTTCCATACGAACATTTCATTGCTGGTAAAGGCACTGTTGATTATGGTGTTCGCTTTGCAATCTTGCAAACTATGTCATTGCCACGTAAGGTTCATTTAGTTGAACATCGTATGGTTGCCAACTTTGATGAAGCTCAAGTGATCTTTGAAAAGTACTTGGCAGAAGGTCAAGAAGGTATAATCCTTAAAGACTTACGTGGTAAGTGGGAAGATAAACGTTCTAAAGGTCAAATCAAAATGAAAGGTGAACTTGAATGCGATTTGAAAATCGTTGGCATTCAAGAAGGCACTGGTAAGTATGTTGGCAAGGTTGGTGCATACCTTTGTGAATCTGCAGATGGTGTCATTAAGGTTGACGTTGGTTCAGGCTTTAAAGATGATCAACGTGGAATTGACAATAGTGTCATTGGCAAAATCGTAGCAGTTAAGTACAACGTACGTATTAAAAACAAACAAGGTGAGGAGTCACTCTTCTTGCCTATCTTCTTGGAAATCCGTGAAGATAAAACTAAAGCTGATAGCTCTAAGGATATTAAATGACACGTTGGATTGAAAACGTTAGTTGGGATGATTGCAAGAATGGTTGGCATTCTGACATGGGCGAGAATGCTATGCTCATTCAGATCGCAGACCCTGCAACATTCTTCCCTGCGCCAATGAAGGCCTTCAAGGAAGTTCATCAATTTGAATTTCTTGATGTAGAAGAAAAGGACCCATTCCCAGAGGATTGCAAGTGTAGTCCAGAAGTTGCTGCACGATTGGTGGAACTATTACAGCATGCATTAGATAATAGCATGAATGTGTTGGTCCATTGCCATGCCGGCATTTGTCGAAGTGGTGCTGTTGTCGAAGTCGGTGAAATCATGGGCTTCACACCAACAGATCGTTTCCGTGCACCTAACTTGTTAGTCAAGCATCGTATGATGAAGGCTTTGGGTTTGACTTATGATAGTGAGGAGAAGCCTTATGATAAGGGTGGATCCGTTAGCGCTTATGGGATTTTAATTCCATTCCGTGGAGTAGATAGTGAATAAAGAATTATTGAGAGATTTTGTACGTGCTAATCCATCATTGGTCAACATGCGACCAGCAGGTGATGGTGTGTATGTTTTGAAGTATAAGAAGCGAGTGTTCTTCGACAACCTTTGGAATGAATACCTAGAGGAATGTCGTGGTACTATTATTGATGAAGACTTCAACATTGTGTCACGACCATTTACAAAGATCTACAACTATGGGATTGAAGAAAAGTCTCCAAAGTTACGTGGTGATTTGATGGTAGATGCATACCGTAAGGTGAATGGCTTTATGGTTGCTATGACATGGCATCGTGACGAATTGTTAGTATCAACTACTGGGTCAACTGACTCTGAATACGTTGAGATGGCTAAGTCATATGTAACTGAAAAGATCAAGACTGCATGTAAAATGTTTTCTGATAGTACATTCATGTTTGAGTGTGTACATCCTAACGACCCGCATATCGTTCCTGAAAAGGAAGGTTTGTATTTGCTAGGTTATCGTACAAAGAACTGGACAAGCACAGTTCGTGTCAACCCAGAAATGTTGAAGAACTTTGGTAACATGATGGAAGTTCAAATCCCTGAACATTATCATGTGTCTATGGACACTCTACAAGGTATGGCTAAGTCATGTAAGCATGAAGGCTTTGTATTCTATACATCTTATGGTGTATCTGCAAAGATCAAGTCACCTTACTACTTGACTCACAAGTGGGTTGCTCGCAATCCACGCACTGAAAAGTTGGTAAACCTTGAGAACGACATCAAGAAGAATCTTGATGAAGAATACTACCCACTTGTTGATGCTATTAGACGTAACATTGAAGCGTACACTTTGATGTCCGAACAAGATCGTTTGGCATGGTGTCGTAACTTTTTATCGTAAGCCCTGTACAACGGGCTTTAACTATGGTATAATATACCTATGACTACAAAACACTTTATTACAAGCGACATTCACTTTGGACATAAGAACATCATGTCCTTTTGTCCAGTGACACGTGCCCGATTTAAGAATGATGTAAACTTTATGAATGAGGAAATCATTCGTGAATGGAATGAAATCGTTCAACCTGAAGATCACACTTACATCTTAGGTGATGTGGCATTCTGTAATGCATCAACTGCAACTGGATATATGCGTCGTCTGAATGGTACTAAGACTCTGATCGTTGGTAACCATGATGTCAAGTTAGTTCGTGACCCAGACTTTTATGCATGTTTCTTTGAAGTTCGTGATTACATGCGCATCGTGCATAACGGAACTGTGGTAACTATGTTCCATTACCCTATTGCAGAGTGGGAC